CGGGAGCGTGAGAGCGGGATATGGAGGCGTGAAATTTGTGATCGCCATTTTTACGTCTCCGGAGCGGGCTCGGGGTTTTCAATGTTTACAGGCGGAATCGTGTAGTTTTCGTCGTCATAGAAGCCGTCCTGAGCAATACGTCGTCCTCGGATGCGCCGCATGCTTGGCCCATTGTCTTCGGGCAGGTCCTCGGTGTTCGTGACGAAGACAAAGCAGGTATTGGCCTCGATGCCCTCGGTGAATGGCAGGACAGGGTGCGTGATCTTGACCACGTCACCGGGGAGCACCGCGCCTGCCCCACCATAGGCCACCCATTCCACGTCGGTCGTGTAGGTGCCGTCGAGGTTGAGGCGGAAGGCGCACACGCGCTCGGCTTGGCTGCGGTGCATCGGCGGAAGCTGCAACTCCTGGCGATTGACACCGACCTCAGATTCCAGCGTCTCATCGACCCATTCAACCGTGGTCTCGGTCATGTACTGGTCGTTGATGTCGCGGAAGGTCGCAGTGAATCCGGTCGGCAGCTTCGAGCGATCATTTGCGATGACGGCAACGTTCCGGCAGTTATCGACCGTGAAAGTGTAGGTCGGGGTATAGGGCCCTTGGATGGGCAGCAGGAAGCGGATCTTGTCGCCAGTGTCCTGCCAGAAGGTACAGGAGACAAGGCAGATGCGGGAGAGGACGTCGGCAAGATTCGTGGTGTCGAAAATGGTCAAGTGGCACTCGAAGCGCTTGATCCACGAGGTGTCGTAGGCGATCACGGTGTCACAGTAGTCACGCCACGCCACCCAGGAAGGCCAGTCGATGAGCGCGAGCTTGCCGGCTCGATTGAGGACGTCAGCCGCGACGCGGGCTGGATTTGTTGAGTAGCTGCCGGAGTCTGTAACGGTGCCGGAGCTATTGTAGTTGGCCACCTTCTTGCATTTGTAGATGCCAACCAGCTTGTCGACGCGCTGTTCGGCGGACTGTGTTTCGTCAAGGCGCACTTCAATGTAAGCAGTGCCTGAGTAGGGTGGCGACGTGGCAAAGTACATCGGCGTGCCCTGGATCAGATCTCCGGTCCCGGTCGAGAGCGTGCCGGGGTGGAACTTATAGCCGGGCGTGCCGGAGCTGGTGCTGGCGGTCAATTGCTCGCCAGCATAGTAGACCTCGACTGGGCTATCCCAGGGGCCTTCGCCGAGAGCCATGATGAATTTGACACCAGGCGGAGGACCGGCAGTGTAGTCGTACTCGACCAGATTGCCCGCGACGACGTGCTGACCATAGGCGATCACGAGGGGCGCATTCTCGCTGAGCTGGACCTCGGCGAGCGTCTGTTCCGGATCGGTCGGGTTCGGATCAGCCGGATCATTGCCACCGCCACCAAGACCGCCACCGCCCCCACCCGTGCTGCCACCGCCACCGAAGACCGGGTTCTCGGTGTCAGGCAGGACACCGTCACGGTACCGATCACGGTCAGCAGGATCATCGACAAAGTAGTTGACGTTGTTGATCATTGGTGTACTCTTGGTGACGTCATTTCACGTCAGCTTTCTTTCCTTCTGCCCGTCACGCGACGGGCTTTTTTATTGCTGCATCTCCGCGAACCGTTCCAGAAGCTCAGGATCGCCGCGCCGCATTGCTTTGATCTGCTCACCTTGCTCTTTCGTGAGCCAGCGCGTGATGACAAGCAGGTTGATCTGCTTCTCGTCAATCGTGCCGTTCAACCAAGCCAGCACGGTGCGATTGTACAACCGCAAACGTCCAGTGTCGTTCATTACTCGCCCTCCATCAGTAGCAGGTCGATGATTGTCTCAGCGGCCTCTACCCGCTCTTGCAGCGATGGCCCGGGGTCGACAGGCTCTGGTTCTGGATCTGGTGGATCAGGTGTATTGCCTTCAGCCAGCCATTGCTGGATCACTTCATTTTCAATCAATCGATATTCTGCTGGCGGCCCGGGAGACCATACCGCCTTTCTCGATTCGTCAAGATATTTCCAGCGCTTCATAATTCGCATCCGTCAAAGTAGATGAACCCATTTGTGTTACGGTAACCCATAAAACAAACAGCACCGAGTTGGAACGTAGGCGTAACTCCCAGATTATTAGTTGTAACGGTAAAGGTCAGCAAAGCAGTCTCGTTCCCATATGCTCGCCCACCAGATGCTGCAACAATAGATGAGGGAGTTCCAGTTTGATTTGTCGCCAAGTCGATAAGATAAAAGTCATTGAGGTTCGATATAACATGAGCCGTCGGACGTGCGCGAGGAGGTACCGGATAATAAAACAAGCAAACTCCGGTTGTTGCAGTACGTATACCACCGAAAGCATTATTATATAGTATTGCGGTGGGTTTGTTGCAATCTATCATCGGCAAGTAACGCTGACATTGTAGCGTCAACCTTTCAATGGCAATCAATTCAAACTCTGTCGCCGTCGATCCGATTTCTAGCTGGACGCCGGTGATTTGCCAATAGTTCGTGCCTGCAACTTGCCCACTAGATAAATTGAGTTGACCAGTCGCTCTTGTGTTCGTTGTCGTGCCCCACGTTGTTTGCAGTGGTGTTCCGCCTGTAAAAGTACTTCCAGCTACCAGCCAGAAATTGACGGCCAAGCTGAATTCGTTATCGTTATTTAGAATACCAGACGTATCCGCAGGGAATGTGATCGTCTTCTTTTCCCAAGTATTTGTCGTGTTCACAGAATATGACGCGCTGACAAATCTTGTATTATCGTTGTCATGAAGCTCAGCGATATAAGTACCGGTAGTTCCAGACTTCACCCAAAACGATAAGGTAAGCTGATTTGCGTTTGATGTACCCTTGCGGATACCCTGCAAATTCTGCCCTTCAAGCCGTTGCTGAATTACAAGTTGATCTCCAGTGTCAAGACTTGAATTGGCAGTCGTACAAGTCATCTTGAGACTGTTCCTAAACTCTGATCCAGCTGGCGCATCTAGCTCGATTGATTGAGTCCAAGTGCCGGCTGAATTGATCTGGGTGCGCCATCGATCCGCAGTGTGATACCCATTGGTCAGTGTACTGCCTATGCCGGTCACTATCTGGATATATTCGACCGTAATATCAACGACGCCCGCCGACACTGTTGGTGGCGGTGGTGGCGGAGTTGGGATGTTATCCGCACCGCCAGCCAGAGTCATCTGCACTTGAGCGGCACTTGCGAAAAGCGTATTTGGGAAAAAATCGAAAGTCGTGCCAGCCGTGAAGGCTGTAATTGAACCGAACAGCGTGTTATTCGCCGCTGTTCCGAACTGTAACGACGTGGAATTGATTCCGACGATCGAAGTAGTGATTGATCCGCGCACTCGAAAAACGAAGGCATTAGCGGGAATAGAAAACGCTGTCAGGGTAGAAGCTTGCGTGGTACTCAAAGTCACTGGCTCATAAGAGGCAAGCCTAACTCGTTGCAGTATCTGCATTGAGCCGTTGATCAGCAAGTTGCGCCCACTCAATGATTGCGCAACGCCGCTCAGCTTGGCCGGTGTGATGGCTGCATTCGCCACCTTGGCTGTCGTGACTGCGTCATTGGCAATCGTGGTCGATGTACCGCCCGCAGTCTTCGTCACATCACCCGTGAGCGCTGTTGTCTGGATCCCAGTACTAGAAGTGAACTCAATTCCACCGCCTACCGTGATCTCTTGAACATCGCCGGATCCGCTCGCAGATCCTCGACCAAGCAAGCGACTTGCCGCGCTGACGTCTTGCATCTTGGCATAGGTCACGGCATCGTCTGCAATCGAATGCACGTGGTCTGCCCTGGCAGCAGCGGTCGCAGTCCCGACAACGGCTGTCGTAGTGACTGTCGCGGATGGTGTCGTCGAGCTGAGACCGGTAATGCTGTTGAATGACGTCCCAGTTGCCACTCCGATGTTTGGCGTCACCAGGGTGGGCGATGTAGCAAACACAAGAGCGCCAGAGCCAGTCTCGTCCGTGACGGCTGCTGCAAGGTTTGCGCTGCTTGGCGTTTGCAGCCACGTCAACACGCCCGAGCCCGGCGTAATCTCTTCGATTGGGCCAGTGCTGGCAGTCGTGCGTCCGAGCAATCGGCCTGTCGCGATTGACTGCATCTTGGCGAATGTTACAGCAGCATTGGCGATTGTTGTGGCAATACTGGTCGATCCCGACCCGGTCACATCGCCCGACAGCGTGATGGTCTGATTGGCGGTCAAGTAGACTGCGCTGTCCATTGCCCAGGTGCCAGCCGTTTTGCGTAATAGGCCGTTGGCTGTCAACGCTGCAATCGCTGTCAAGTCGGCGTCCAGAGGCTGATAGATGCTGGAGAGGTCCGGGATATCGCCAGCGACCAGTGCGCGAAATGTCGGGGCGGCTGCGCTGCCCGTTGTCGGCCCGGCGAAGACCGTGTTGGCGTTCTGCGTGGCGAGCGTGACAGCCAGCGTGCCGCTTGTCGTCACGGGGGACCCAGTGACCGTCAGGAACGATGGTGCAGAGAGTGCGACGCTGGTGACAGTGCCTGATCCACCGCCCCCTCCGCCCGTGACCGAAATCACGGTCTTGTTGTTGGTCGGGTCGTCCGTGACCGAGAACGTATTGTCGAATTCGAGGATAGCGCGCTGAAGTTGGAACGCGGAGTCGTCGCGGATGAGCTGGTACGTCGGCGCGCCCCCCTGCCCGCTGACCGCACCAATCGAGGCCTCGGGCAATCGCAACGGGAAGCCACCGAAGCGGTGCTGGTTGGATCGGCCGCTGCATCCATCGGCGTCCGTATAGAGCTTGTTGCACGTTGTCAGCACGCCCGAGTAGCCGCACTCGGTACCTTTAAAGACCCAAGGGCATTTGACGTTGACGCGGCGCGGGGTGATCGTATTGCCGACGTTGATCCGGGTCACGACGTCCATATCGACGACCCGGTCGGTCATCGTGTAGGACGTGATCACGCCGTGAAGCAACAGGATGCCGAGGAGCGTTCCGTCTTCCAGGATGATGATCTTGTGGACCTTGCATTCCCAGCCGACGTACTTGTCAGCCGCGACGTTGGCGACCTCGCCCAGATCGGCATTCGTGATCGCGAACGACACTCGACCATAGGCCCCGTTGAGCGAGCAATCGATCGACGATACATCCCGAAGACGTCCGTCATAGTTGTAAGGCGATGGAAGCGGGAAGGTCGCGTGAGCTGTGATCGTACCAGGCGCAAAGCCCCCCGAGGAGATCTCGACCATCCCGACAACCTGCGGGACGATGTTGGTTTTGTTGGCCTCGATGAGGTAATTGGCGGAGTAAACCAGTCTCGGCATATCAGACTTTCCGGCTGCGTTGAGCGCGTCGCACGTTGGAGACGATCACGCGCTGACCCGTGCTGGTGGTGCCGGCTGCAGCGAGGATCTCGGCGGCATCCTGACGGGTCACGCCGACGTTGACGCTGAGGTCGATCGACATCGGCTCGGCGCTGCCGGTCAATCGGCTCATATCGGTCGTAGGCGTTCCGAAGCCACCGGCCGCGACGTTGGGCACGCCAGCGTGAGCGAAGACATTATAGCCCGCGGCACGCTGGATCGACTGCTGCTGCTCGCGGGTCAGAACCATCTCACCAGGCCGCACACGGGCAAGGACCGAGTCAAAGCCCCGATCAGAGCCGACCACGAGGCCACCCGCGGCGAATTCAGGGATGAGCTTGGATGATACGACGTTGCGCCGCTGCCCGCTGACCACGGCTGGAATCACTTGGCTCTCGAAGAGGTTGCGCAGGTCGCGGACTTGATTGGTCAAGCGAGACTCGCGGACCGACTTGGTCTTGAGCGTGTTGATGTTCGAGATGAAGGGCTGAAGGATCTGCGAGTCGAAGATTGACCGCGCCTGGGTGACATCGACCTGCCCTTTGCGGGCCAGATCCTTGAGCGCCATGATCTGGTCAATGGCAGCCTGGAGCCAGATACCCGACTGCTCTTCGTCGCGTCGCCGCTGCTGCGATCGGCCCAGGAGGAGTGAGCCGATCAGCAGCGCAGCCCCGACCACGGCCGTGATCGGATTCGAGAAAACCTTTGCAAGAAATGTCTTGGCGAGGAAGGCCGGGGCAGCGGTCACACCCGCGCCGAAGGCAAGGCCGCCGATGGCCCCGAGGATCTGCCCGGACCGCGATTGCCCACCAAGCTGCATCCCCAGCCCAGCGCCAAGCAGAGGCGCGATGGCAGCCAATGGCCCGGCGGCTGACCCAGGCTTGAGGCCAAAGCCAAAACCCTTGAGCGCAGCGGCAAGCCCCGCCGACCCGGCCGCTCCTCCGGCCGCACTACTCAAAGTCCCGCCCGCGATGCCCGGGGTCTGGAATCCACCAGGGGCACCTATGCCGCCACCGAGTCCTGGAAAGCCACCAGGCAAACCAAGCCCACCGATGTTGGGCATCACGGGCAAACTCCCAACCATGACTCCCGTCACGCCAGGAATTGATCCACCGGCAAAGGGTGGCGTGGTGAAGCGGCCTCCCCCACCACCACCTCGACCACCAAGCAAGCCGCCGAGGAGGTTGCCGAGAAAGCCGCCAGTGCCGCCGCCGCCACCTTGGCCGCCCATTCCGCCACCGCCATTATTCCGACCACCAGAGAGCGCAGAGAAGATCATCCCGAGAGTCTGCTGGATGCCGCTCCCGATCAGGTCGGAGAAAAACTGGCGGATCGAGCGCTTGAGGTTATCGAAGAGGCCCGTGAAGGTACCGAAGGCGCGGCTGACATTCTGCCCGAAGCGAGCAAAGGCATCACCAAAGCTCTCGACCTCGGAATTGAAGCCCTGAGCGAATCGCTGCATATTGGTCAGCTCGACCCCGACACCACGAAGCTGCTCGATCTGCAAATCAATATTGGCACGGTCCAGCTCGCTGAGGTCGGCGCTTTGCTTGCGGATTTCGAGGATGGCGATCTGGGCGTCGCGCTCTTGACGCAGGAGGGCATTGATCCGCTCACGTGCCTGGACGGCCGTGATCTGGCCAAGTTCCATCTGATTCTCGACTGCGAGGATTTCGCGCCGGATGTTGACCCCGGCCAGGTTGAGCGCGTTGACCTGCTCTGTGCGCGCAGCCTCGGCCTCGCGTGCGCGCTCGATGAGCGCATTCTCTGGCGACAGGCGAGGATCGACGGCCTCGACGCGGGCGCGGTCAAGGTCGAACTGCGGGAGGGCGTTGCGCTTCTTGTACTCCTCGAAATTCTCGCGGAGCGCGGTCGTGAGTTCACGGACCTTGAGTAGCTGATTGGTCAAAATTTCGAGAAGTTTGCCTTCAATCTGAAGTCTTTCTGTGCCTGTGGCAGCCATCCCCTGCCACAACCCAGTACCACTTAGGCGGTTTTCGACCTGTCGTCTTTCTTCTTCGATTTCCTTAAGTTCAGCTTGAATTCCTTGAATTTGAATGGCGAGCCGATCGTCATAATACTGACGCATCGTGACCAAGCCCTTGTCGAATTGCTCGGTCAAGATGCGCTGACGCTCTTCTCCGTCAGCACGCAAAAGCCGGTTGGACTGCCTGATTCGGTCTAGTTCAAGTCGCTCCAATTGTTCATTGCGTTGCTTCGCTGCCTGAATTGCAGCATCACCGGTACCGCTACCGCCACGTCTTGTGCCCGTGACACCTGGGATGACGCCATAGAGGTCACTACGGATTCTGTCTCGTGAGGGGCCTTCAGGGATAAGCCCTTGAGGCCCAGCGGGCAATCCTGGTGTGGGCGTGAAGAGGCTACTCCGACCGCCGGGACGCAGCGCATTTGATGGCAGTAAGCGAAGGAGCGACTGGAGCTTGCCGAGTGGTCCGTCAATGTCGCTTTCCAGCGCAAGGAAGGCCAAGCCAAGGCCAGCAACACCGAACGCCGCGCCCCTCAGCAGGGTGCTGGCGGTCGTCAACCCGCCGATCAGCCCGACGCCACCCGCAGCACCAGAGCCGGTCAGCAAGCCCAGCACAGACGAGATGCCGAGCGCCAAGCTCCCGAAGGCCGTGATCACTGGACCGATCGCAGCGAACAGCAGGCCGAACTTGACAATCGACTCTTGCGTTCCCGGGTCAAGCCTCCCGAACGCATCCGCCAGCTCGACCAGCTTGGGCACGATGCGCTCGATGATGGGCAGCAGGTTGCGGAGCAGTGCCTCCCCCAGCGGGGCGAGGGCTAATGACACTTCGCCTTGAAGCGCGGCAAACTTGGCCGCAATAGTTTGCTGGACATTGGAAAACCGTGGATCAGTGTCAATAGCATTTTGCAATCCGCTAATCCACGTCTGCATTGTGAGCTTGCCAGATTCTTTCAGCTTGCGTAGCTCGTTGGCATCTTTTGTCTTAAAAGCCTGTTCGATTAATTGCTCGAAAATTGGCACTTGATTGAGTGCTTCTTTTATCTGATCACGTTCAAAGCCACCAGAAAAGATTTGCTCAAGGTTCCGCGCAAATGTTTGCGGATCGGCAAGCGTAAAAACCGCATTGAGACGCCCGAGTGATTTCGTGATTTTCTCGATTGACTCTTCCGTAACCGTACCAAGTGCCTTGAACTGAACAAAGAGGGTGGTGGCAAACTGCGTGGTTACACCCGGGGTGGTGCGGGCAATCTCGCGCAGCTCCGCCAGCTTCTTGTTGGCGTTCTCTGCGCTCCCGGTCAGGGCGGTCAACTGCGCGCGCGACTTGTCGAGATCCGATGCTGCCTTGATCGCAGCCGCACCGAGGCCGGATAACGGGAGAGTGACGGCGAGGGTCAACTGTTGGCCAACGCTGGCAAACGCGCTGCCCACTCGTTGCGCGACGGGCAGGACGCCATTCAGCGCGCTCTTGAGTTCCTGTGCTGCCTCTTGAGCGCCCCGCTTGATGTCCGCGTTGTCGAGCCCGATTCTGATGTTGACCGTCGCCATCCGTCACCCCCTCGCCAACCTGGCCTCCAATCGTGATTGCTCTGACTGCTGGGACTGCTGCTGATTGAGCCGGTCCCGCTCTTTCTGCCGGGATCGCTCCAGGGCGCGCAGGCTGACCCATTGGAACGGTCCGAGCGAGTCCGGGTAGGGGAACACACCGCCAGCGGCCTTGATCTCGTCGAGCGTCATTGCCTCCGCGATGTGATCGGCCAGACGTCGAGGCTGGGATCCGGGCTTGGTGCCCTTTTTGGGACAGGCCCCACAAATCGCCTCGATCGGCTGATCCGTGTAACGAGCCAGAGGGCCGATCTGTTGACATACTTCCTCGCCCGGACAAGGCGAGGAGCCAGCACGCTTGGTCGCTTGGATCTGCTGGTCAAAGTATTGCTCCAAGCTCTCGGTCAGTCCAATAGGGCAGCCTCGATGGCATTCATCAACGTCAGCACAACCATCCGCTTCCAGATCGGGTCAAGGTGGGCTACAAAGGTGCTCTTGTCGAGCTGCCCCCATTCCTTGTCTTGCACGGTGACCCCGTGCATCTCTTGGATGAGCTGATCGTAGATCTGGACGTAGGCGTTGAGGTCCTGCGTGATCTTGGTCCGCGGTCGCTTGGCCCCGCGAATGAAGCTGACCTTTGACGCTGAGCGCTTGTACTTGAGCCGCTCTGCCTCGGTCGGCTCGCGCAGGACGTGGCGGATCTCATAGGCCGGTATCTCGGGGTTCGGGCCGATCAAATGGCGAATGATCCAGGTATCGGAGCCGAGGCTGATCTCATCCTCTTCCGCCATCACGGAGGCAGTGCCGAGGTACATCGCCTGGATGGCCTTGGTCTTGTGCGACGGCCGCATCAAAGCCTTTTCTTGATCCGAGATGGGCTTCCAGTCGCTGATGCCACGATAGCCATTGATCGACAGGATCAGCTTGTTCCAGAGGTTGACGTTGGCGGTCTCGTCATCGGTGACGATCTGCTCTTCGCGTGCGTTGGTCTCGACGATCTCCAGGCTGGTTTCATGCTCGCGCGTTTGCAGCTCCAGGAGCGTCGGGCGACGAAGGCGATGGCCAACCTCGACGGGTCGATCGGCACCAGGCCGCGCGTTGAAGGCGACCTCGATATACTCAGCGTCCAGTGGATATAGATTGCTCAATGGTTCCTCCTACCATTTTTGACGGGGACAGGAAATGGAGCGGATTCGGGCTTTGGTCCGCAGGTCGGACAGCGCCCACTCTGGGCACCCGCACGCTCCACAGTATACACCGCGCTCCCTGACGCGAACCTCGGGGCAGGCGTAGCAGACACGCAAGCGGCCTTGGTAGACCGTGAGCTTGGCGTCGCCGCTACGCATTGCCCAGAGTGCGCGCAGAAAAGAGCGGATCATCAGCAGCACGGCCCTTGCCGCATCGTACCGATCTCCGCGCCGAGAGCGGTCTCGATTTGAGCGCGGGTCATCACCTTACCTGCCGGCAAGAGCGATCGATCACCACGGATCAGCGCGATTCGGCGAAGGCGCATATAGGCGTGGTAGACCTCGGTGGTCATAGCGCTGGGATGGACCGTGAAATCGAACACATCCTCAGCGGGATTGGTTGGGGGTGGCGGCGCAACCTCGGGCTCGACCGGGGCTGGCGGCTGCAATGTCTCATCCGTGGTGGTCTTAGGCATAATTGCTGGCCTCCTGATTTACGACAACCGCCTCCATTGCCCCACCGGAGATGCTGTCATACATCCCCAGCAAGTTGATCGTCATCGTGGCCTCGCCATCGACCTCGCCCGGCTCGATCGATTGGATGCGCGCCTTCGGGATGTACAGGTTGAGCGAATAGCGATTGCTGGGACCCGCTTCTGTGCTCCCACGAGCCTTGAAGTAGACGTCCGTGATCTGTTCGCCGGTCACGTAGCGCTCCCACGTTCCGATGGTCGAATCCAGCAGAATGACGAGCTGCGCGGTCACAACTCGATTCCCACGACGGAGCCGATTGACGTGCGCCGGGGTCGTGGTCAGTGTGTTGTAGGTGAGCGTCTTGGTCGGATCACCGGGGCAGCGATCGTTGAGGCGCGAGTTGTTGGCAACCTCGACAAACCACGAACGGAGCGAACAGGTCGTGCCGCTGAAGTTGACCGTTCCGCTGCTATCGACCCAGGAGACCTGCGCGTCCGCACCGTTGAGACAGTCGGCAATATCCATCTGCGTCGGCATTGAGGTCATGTTGACTGTATGGACGCCAGTCCCTGCGGTAGTAGTGTTGATGGCCACGCCACCAGATGTCGCGGAGATCGTGAATGCGTTGGCGGTCAAGCCTGACGATCGTACGTAGTAGACCGTCCCGGCTGTGATTCCTGAAGGCAAGGTACCAGTGGTCGTGAAGACAACCGGAGCATTGGCGGTCAAGCCGTGACCGTTGCAGGTGATTACAGCTGGCGTGGCATTGGTGATCGTGCAAGTTCCGATCCGTTGGAAGGGTGTTGTGAAATCGCCAGAACCGATCACGTCGACAGTGTATTGTGGACGGTCGGCTCGATTCTGTGAGAGGCGGAAGCGATCGACCACCATTCCAGCACAACGGAATGACGCACCACCCAGCTCCGAGATCATTGTAAAACTCGGAAGCTGACGGCCCGTTGAGATCGGGAGCATGTCGCACTTGTGCTCGTTGGCGCTGCCGCTCAATGGGGTCGTCGTGACCGTACCACCGAGGGCACGCAACGCAAGCCGACCCGCGATCCCGAAATTCACGTCATCGGTAAAGGTGAAGGCGGGGTGGCTGATGTAGCTTGGACACCAGGTCGTGGCGAATTCGTGGCCATTGCCAGGCACGCCCGCATCGTTGATGAATTCGACCTGGGGTAGCACGTAGGCCGCTTGCAAGGTCCGGATCTTGGCGTAATCCAGACCAGACACCACATCTTGGTTGTAGGTCGCCTCCAGCGCTTTGCTGACGAATAGCGAGACGTCATTTATCAAAAACTCTGCCATAGGTTCTCCTCTCTCTAACAGGCCTCAAGGGTGAGCTGACCCACGGCGAAGTGTAGAAGCTCGCCGCCATACACGTTGAGATCGACCTGCCATTCGAGCGGATCCCTCCGCTTGAGCGAGGCAGGCAGCGACGCGACATCGTCAAACGCCAACGCGATCGCATCCAGCTCTGCGTTGAAGTCGAGGTCAGAATTTGCCGTCCGGTTGCCGGTCGAATAGTGGTGAAAGCCCCACACGTCATAGGACCACGTGCGCTCGACGCAGCGCAGGCCTCGCTCGACGCCGACATTGCGCGACCGAGTCAGCACGTAGCCGTGGACGCGATTGCCATCGCTCGGGCTTTTCAGCACGCCCGCCCAGATCGCCGAATCGGCACCCAGCACCCACCATGGGTAGACGACCGCGAGTGGTGCTGCAGCGACGATCACGGCCTCAATGGCGGTCCGAACCTGGGCGTCGGTGTAGGTCATTGGCGCACCCCCGCGAGGATGCCACCAGAGCGCGCACGAATCGCCTCAACGGCTGGCTCAATGAACGGGCGTGCTGCCATCCGGGCTGTGCCGTTCTCGAGGTACGACGCGTACTCGGCGTTGATGATGATCCGGGCCATCAGCGGATTCTCGAAGCTGAACGAGATTGAGTTGGTCAGCGTGCCAGTGTCGACCGCTGGTGCTTGCCCGGGGGCTGACGCCTGGTGAACGGTGCGACCTCGACGATACAGGATGCCGGACTTGGGCAGCGACATCAGCCGCTTCATCTCCGCGACCATCCCGAGCGCGAACCGTTGCAAGATCGGCGTGATCTGCGTTTGCAGATCCTTGATCTTGGACGGGTCGACGTCGACTGTGATCTTGATCGGGTCGCTCATTCGTCATCCGTGCTGGCGTCGATGGGGTCACACATCAGGACCCACCCAGTATTGAGTTGCGCCATCGTCTTGACCTCGCTGATGCGGTACGACTGACGCCGGAACTGCGTTCTGATCTGCAATTTGCCGCCGACGTGAAGCTGCGTGCGGAGCTGGTCGTCGGTGGCGTCTTTCGAGATCCAGATCGTAACGCGCTGGCTGCTGGTCTCCCGGGCTGCGTGCCATCCGTTCTTGCTGGTGAAAAGCAGCGTCTCGCCTGCTGCTGGGGTGACCGTGTAGAAGCTCAGCGAGGCCGTCTCCCCGTAGAGAGCCCGGCGCATCGTGTTGAGCGTCTTGACGTCGAGTAGAGCGTCCACGTTATCCCCTCACGAGACGGTTGCCGCGAATCAGGCCCGCGATCAGCTTGGCGACCCGGAGCGGGAGGTCTGCCTCATCGCCACCGCTGGTTGCGTATTTGATCCGGATCCCATCGGACTGGAACTCGTCGATCTCGCGTTCACCCTTGCGCTCGAATCCATTGAGGTAGGCGAGGGCCAGCTCGTATTGCGCCTCCTGGACCAGCTCCGGGATCTCATCCGTCCGATACTCATCATTCCAGTAGTTGAGGCCGTAGTTCCGGACGTGGTCGGGCTTCTTGACGTCGTCGCGGGGCCAAGCCAGAGCCTGATCGGCGTTGACGGGTGTGCCCAGCCAGTTCTCCCGGTTGAGCCGCTTGGCTGCCATCAGGAGTGCCCGGATCCGATCATCAGACGACGCATCCCGGAACGTGTCGCCGTTAATCTGGAGGTCGGCGTACGCGATAAATGCGTCGAGGGTCACGTAGCTATTGCTCGTGGCCCCTCCGACGGTCGTGATGATGATGGACGGATCAATCGGCATCGGTTATGCGCCTTTTGGCTTTGGCTTTGGCTTCGGGTACGGTTTCGGCATGGGCTTTGGCATCTGGTTCCTCCTTGCGTTTGGTGGCAGGTGCAATGCGCCATCCTGCGAGCTGCCACGACTCGACCTCGGAAAGCGGAACGTCAGCCGTGACAGGCCCACCCGGGTGGATGGGCTCGTCACGGTGGAGTTGGATCAGTTCTTGATCAGCCATTGGTTACCCCAGGAGAATGGCGCAGTGCTCGGGCTTGACCATCTTGACGCCCCAAGCAAGGCCAATCTCGTACTTGACCTGCCGGTACTGGCGGTAGATCGCCACCTGGAAAGACAGCCCCGAGAAGGGGTCGGTGACGGTCGCGACATCGTCCGCATCGTCTCCGCCCTCGGGCATCGCCGGCTGGCGCGTGACCAAGTGGATGGCGTTGCGGCTGAAAGCAAGGTTGGCAGCGTAGTTGTTGCCAACGGCCAACGTGTCATTGTCGACCCACGCGACCAGTGTTCCGGGGTTCTGAATGACGACAGAGCCACCCGTCAAAGCGGTCCGCACAACGTACTTGTTGGCGTCGCGGCCCGCCTGCGAGTTGGTCAAGATGTCGCCCGCGACAATCGTACCGGATCCGGTGTCGGCCGCGATTGAGGTCGAGCCGACAGGATAGCCAGCGACGAGGTTGACGAGGTATCCAGTACCCGTCCCCTTTGTGTGGTTTCGCACCTGGGAGGAGTTGTGGATCATGAAACCGAGGAGATCGCCGATCGCACCGGTGCGAAGCGTCTCAGCGGTTCCGGCCTCGTTGACCTTGAAGACCTGCGACTGCTTACCGCGCAGGTTGGCCATCGCGAGCGAGTTGAGCACGAGGTGGCGGTCCGTCGAAGGCGCGCCGTTCTGGTCGAGGATGGCGTAGACGTTCGAGAGGTCCGTGAAGTCGTTGTTGGTGCCGAAAGGCGCAGTGCCGGCAGTACCGTAAGCGCGCGACGCCTCGACGTAGAGCGCTGCAAGGTCAAGCTCGACCTCATTGGTGAGAGCGCGGAAGGCCTGCGCGAACTGGTCGCGGAGGATGTTACCAATCTGCGGGCGATCGCCGACAGAGAGGGAGCGCTGCTCCTCACCCGTCCATCGGATCGGCGCGGCCTTGGACTTGCTGATCGTCATCGTCAGCGAGCCGATCGTCTGGTCACCAGACGACGCCGGAGAGGCACCCGGGGTGATGTTCTCCGTCACGATCGACGGAACCACGGGATAGGTGATGTTCTGGGCGACGGCGGCACGCTCGGCAGACGAGTTACGCGTTACCGCAGGAATGAACCCGACAAGCTCACGGGAGACGACGTCCAGCGCCTCGTAGATCGTCGGGAGGACGGCGGTCAATGTATTCGGCATAGGTTCCTTTTCTCAGACCTCAGTCTGTGATTTGCCCGCCTCCCTTGAACCAGGCCATCTGATCGGCAGGTGACATCTGATCCAGAGCGGCGCGGCTGATAGTTTTGGCATTGCCTCCCGCGCGGTTGGCATTGCTTGCGCCGGAGCCTCCCGCTCCTGACGCCTCGAAGGCGCGACCATAAATCGGGTCCGCTTTCATCTCCTCCACGAGATGGCGGATGGTGAATGGGGTGCCCTTGATATCTGCGATGCGGGGCTGACCCTGCGCATCCAAGATCCGGGCAACGTACTCGCCATTCTCCTCAACAATCTTCACTTGCCGCGCGATGTGCGGCATCAACAATTCCGGCGTGCCCTTGGCGGCGCTGATAGCGGCTGTCGCCTGGGCCTCGATGATGTAGCGATCGAGCGCGCGTTGCATCCCCTGGAGCTTCTCTTCGCGCGTCTTGATCTCTGACTCGTAGTGCTGCTCGCGCTTGGTGATGTCTTTCGCGAGCTGATCCTTGAGCTGCTGCTCGCGGGTCGCCCAGTCGCCTTTGGACTGCGCCTCGCGTGCTTCGAGTTCCTGCTGCTTGGCGAGCGTTTGACGCGCGACCTCGGGGTCGATTCCGTCAAAGCCCTTGAGCTTGGACTCGTACTCTTTTTTCGCGGCGCGCTCGGACTCCAGCGCTTTCTTCAGCCCGTGGATTTCGTGCGGCAACTCCGCCTGGAAAACAAACTTCCCGTCCTTTTCGAGGAGGCTGGGTCGCAGAAACTCGGGCGCTTCTTCTCGTGTTTCAAAAATCTGTTCGATCGGCATTCATCCCTCCCGGATGGTTTGCGCTGATTCCCTCAGCGGTTGTGGGTACTATGCCCGAAGTTGGGCATTTATTTTTCACGCGACGATTGGGCCGCGGTCGAAGGCAGCCAGCAGGTTCTCACCGAGGTTGGTCTGATCGGCGAGGATGCGCTCGCGCTCGGCGATGGCGTCGAAATCGTCGGGCAGACGGCCGGCGCGTTGCAGGACCGCCCACATCGTCTCCATCGAGATCTGGCGATTGGCAAGCATCGTCGAGTAAGCCTGGAGATCCTGCGGGGTCAGGAAGAGACCGTCCGCGATGGACTCGATCTCGATCGACCCGGACTCGTCCAGGTTGAGGTACTGGGCCGTGTAGTCGAGGGCCAGCTCGACCGCATCCTTGAGCGATCGGGCAGCGGTGGCGAGGTCGCTGTCGGACTGGACCTTCTGGATCAACTGCTCGGTCGCGGTGGTCGGCGAACTCGACGGACCAAGCAGGAGCGAGAGGCCAAGGATGGCCATTTGCGATTTGAGGTCTTCGAGGTCAGTGCGGGCGGCGTCGAGGGCGTCGCCGGTCGTCTCGGCAAAATCGACGTGGCCATTGTCCTGGTCGACATCAAAGAATGTGTAGGGGCCGATCGGCTCCAATTGCTTCGACTGATTTCGACCACGGAACCAAAGGACAGGCCGCGACGCGATGTGGAGATAGGTCGAATAGTCCGAGTACTTCTGATAGTGCGTGATGTTGAGGAGGGCCAGGTCCAGCAGGAACGGCCGGCTGGTCAGGTATCCAGTCTTGCGCGAGTAGACGACCGCGACCGGGATCTCCGGCAGGGTCAGCGCGCCTTCGTCTTCGAGCACGTACTCGCGGCGCGCGCCCTGCGTCACGACCTCGCGATAGATCTGGAAAGAGCCGGGCCGGAGGACTCGATAGCGGTTGACCTTCTTTTCGCCGTAGTCACCATCCGGCTCAATGATCTCCTCGTGGAGGACCAGCAGGCCAAGGCGGCTGCGACCATTCACGACATTGACCCGCCAGTTGATGATCTGCGGTGCCTCGTACATCACCCAGTAGGGGCGACGATTGGCGCGGCGCTCATCGGCAAGCGTAGCCCCTGCTGGGAGTGGCGGCGGCATATCGACATAGATCAAGGCGTGGCCGTAGCGGAGAGCGCTGGTGAAGAGATCCTTGCAGAATACCGAACCGTGGCTGCCGGCGTCGTCGATGTTCTCCCATAGGTCAACAATCACGTTGGGATTGTCGGCGGCCAAGCGCGGCTCTTTGCGGAAGACCATCCCGGAGAGCGCGTGGAGGGTGCGCTCGGTCGCATTGAAGAACGTGGCGCGCTGGAGGCGAGTATCGTATTCCTTGATGTCTTCAGCGGGCTCGATGGGCAGATAGTCGCGGCCTCGCTTGCGGACGGCCACGGTCCCGCCCGCAATATCGCGCATCACCTGCCAAGCCGGCGCAGAGGTCAAGTAGGCCTCGTTGCGATAGGACGGCTTGCTCTTATCCTCGACGCCAGCATTGACTCCCGCCAGCACAGTTTGCATCGGATCTCACCCCCCGCAAAGGAAAAAGGGGAGCGGTCACGTTCCGCTCCGCAGATAAACATCAGGCTATAAATAATCATGCCTGATTTCGCGTGTTTATTTTTTGGGTGATTGGTGTTTATTTCTGGCAGGGGTCAGGACTCGTAGATCAGGCGGGACTTGTCGGGGGCGGGCTCGTCGCGCCACTCGCTGATGCGGATGGCCTCCTCGACCTGGTGCACGATGGCCCCAATAGCGTCGCAGAGGCGCTCCTCGGCTGGATGCGCTCGCTTGTCAAGGCCCCTGTCGCGGATCTGGGTCAGGTCGAGGTGGACGCGGCAGGCCCAGCTCAGGCCCGCGTACGTCGCCTCGTGGCCCACGATGCTTCGGTCGAGATGCTCGCGATTGAATTGGATGTCGCCCAGGTGGGTCGGGCTCTTGCGGTATTCGCGCTCGAACGTGACAACGCAGGCCAGCACGCTCCCCAACTCCTTGCGCGAGAAGATGTTGCGCAAATTGGCGCGCATCAGCTTGTGCGACGACCAGATGTAGACGTCATAGTACAGCCGCTTGTACTCCGGAAAAACGCGGAAGTAGAGCGCGCCCTCCTCAGCGCTTTTTTGCTTTGGCATCGCTGGCCCCTCCTCCCTCCGATTGCATCGACACCACGGCTCGATCGCCCGTGCTGGCGGAATAGGTCTCCCCGGGTGCTGTCACGTGGATTGGTGCGGTGATCGTCAGGCCGTGCTTGGCGTCCGTCACCCAGAAGGCCTGGCGGGGTGCCTCGAACTGGAAATTGCTGACGAAGGCATACTCGTCATAGCCTTTGAGGCTATTGTGAACCCCTGCGCCATTTACCGAGTAAGTGTGCTCCCCCTCAACCTCCAGGTCGTAGACAGGCTCTGTGTTGAGGCGTTCAAAGCGCTCAATCACCTGGAAGAAGCAATCATCGTCAACCTGCAAAGAATGCTGGCCGATGTTGAGATGCACCGTATACGCATCATTTTTGCGCGGCCCACCTTTGCCCAGCTTTGATAACGCAGGAATACGATCGCACGCTCTCGCAACATAGAACATATCCCAAGCCAGTCGCTCGCTGATCGATGTTGCGCTTATGGTAGGACGGCAATCATCCTGCACGGAAACACAACCGTCACCAGTCATCCATCCTTCAACCAGCTTCCTTTTCAGGTTATCAGCCCAAAAGATCGCACCTGAAGGGATATGCTTGTTCTTGGCTCCGTGGCCAAATGTTTCACGGAACCAGAGAGACAATTCGCGAGGAACGCTGACTGCTAAATCGCTGGTGTTGCGTGTTGGGCGTGTTATGATACGACACACTCTCCCATATTGGGACTCAAACCAATTTGCCCACCTCCGTAGTATGTCGATTTCCTTGATGTGCATCGTCAGGGAAATGCGATGATGCCTTTTTGATGCTCCACCATCCATCAGCGCGCTTCCTTCTGCCAAGAAAAGGCCGTATGCCCAAGCGGTCTCCTCATCAACGGGGGTTTCGGTTCCCACAGGAAAAGGAACGTGCACGTAGTCGCCTGGGCTCAAAAAATCAATCGGTATCCATTGAGCAGGCCCATATTCCTGGTCGACAAGATGCCGTCTTTGCCCTGTAACCTTGCCTGCGCTGGTCGCCTTTTTGCGAGCCCAGATCAAGTGATTGGGCGTCGCCTGTAGGACCTCCGGCAGGCCGGCAATTTTGAGGCCGATGATCCTCGATGCTTCCTTGACGAACTTGTGCGTAACTTCTTGTTTCGATCCATCACGTGACATAACAAAGTCCCCCTTTTCGACTTCAATTATATCACGCATCCCGGTATTCGTCAGTACCTTTTGACCGGAAGGAAAACAGCCGTTGACGATGACATTGCGGAAAAACGAG